ATAGTGTTCAAGGCCGTAGTCCTAACCTTGCTTTCCTTCCCATTGCTACTATTCCTGAGTTGGAAACTTGGATTCAAACTTGGGCATTTAATGAGACTATTCATAGCCGTAGTTACACTCATATTATTAGGAATGTTTATAGCGATCCTAGTATTATATTTGATGAGTTAACTGATATCGAAGAAATTGTAGATTGTGCCGAAGACATATCAAAATACTATGACGATTTAATTAGAGATGTGCAATACTATAATTTACTTGGTGTAGGTAAACATCAAGTAAATGGACAAGTAATAACAATTGATCGTCGCGAACTAAAAAAGAAATTATGGTTGTGTCTTAATAGTGTAAATGCACTAGAAGGTATACGTTTCTATGTTTCATTTGCATGTTCTTGGGCATTTGCTGAATTGAAAAAGATGGAAGGCAATGCTAAAATAATTAAACTTATTGCACGAGACGAAAATGTTCATTTAGGGTCCACACAAACCCTACTAAAATTGTTACCACAGGATGATTCAGATTATACTTCAATAAAAGAAGAAACTCGTGCAGAGTGTAATCAGATGTTTTTAGCAGCAGCAGCACAGGAAAAAGCCTGGGCACATTATTTGTTTAAAGATGGATCAATGATCGGTCTGAATGAACAATTATTAAGTCATTACGTGGATTGGTTGACCTGTAAACGTATGACAGCAGTCGGTCTAGACTGCGGAATGAAACCAGGTTCAAATCCATTGCCTTGGACACAAAAATGGATCGCCGGTGCCGAAGTACAGGTAGCACCACAAGAAACAGAAATTTCAAGTTATGTAATTGGTGGCACAAAACAAGATGTTGATAATAATACATTTAAAGGATTTAGTTTGTAATGGTTACTGTTTATTCAAAAAATAATTGCCCCTTTTGTGATAGGGCAAAAGCATTACTAGAAAGTCGAGGCGTTCCGTATACTGAAGTTAACATCGAGAACGATGCAGATTCGCGACAGATGTTGTTAGATAAAGGTTTAAGAAGTGTTCCACAAATATTTCATGGTTACGAATTGATCCCCGGGGGATTCAATGGATTAAACTCAAAACCAGCTGAATTTTTTCAATTATTGAAAGGTTAAGATGTTAATATCAAGAGGATATCAAGAAGGAGATATTGTAAGTTTCAAATTGGTTACAGGTGATGAAATTGTAGCTAAACTGATTTCCGCCGAACCGGAACATTATGAAGTATCTAAACCATGTACAGTAATGCCAGGACCTCAAGGAATGGGTCTTATACAAAGTTTGTTCACCGCAGACAGCGATATAAATATCAAGCTACAAAAAAACCATGTGATTATGCATGCACCTAGTATAGATCAAATGCAAAAACATTATATTAAAACTACCACTGGTATAGAGCCGGTAACTAGAGGCGGAATAATAGCATAATGCCTGGAGTAAGTAGAGTAGGTGTTGATAGCGCCGGAGGTACAATTACAGGACCGGGAGTTTCTAGTGTGATTGTAAATGGTGCACCTATAAGTATTAAAGGTGATGCAGTTGCCGGCCACGGTATCGGACCGCATGCAGGACCAGTTATGGTAGGCTCTAGCGGTACAGTTTTTGCTGGCGGTATTGGTATTGTCAGAGCCGGCGATGCAGCATCTTGTGGAGATATTGCTACTGGTAGTTCGGATGTTATCGCCGGATAAATTTTTCAATAACTACCCATATATCTTGTAAATTACTAATATAAGTGCTATAATATACCATTATTATGGTGTTATAGCAGTTGTTTTCTCGAAATTATCGTAGTTATATAAAACTACAACCTGAATAAAGGAGGAAGAAAGATGAAACAATTTTTACCAGGAATGGTTAAATTTGTGACTTTGATTTTTGGTATGTGGTTGGCAACCCTTGCCTTGACCACAGTCACTAAAAATAAATTTCAAGCTCTCGAAGCAGAAAAAGCTGAAATGCAAAAAGTTCGAGTGGTAACTTCGGACGACCGTGCTCGTCAGCTTCGTTGCCTAACTCAAAATATCTATTGGGAAGCTGCCAGCGAACCATTTGAAGGCAAGGTCGCTGTAGCTCAAGTAACATTAAATCGTGCTGCCAATGGCAATTTCCCAGGGGATATTTGTGCTGTTGTGTATCAGAAAAATGTCATATACTCAAAAGTAGTTTGTCAATTTTCTTGGTATTGTGAAGGTACCCATAGAGTGAAGCCAATTTATCAGCCGCTATATCGCGAAAGCGAAGAAGTAGCAAAAAAAGTGTTATTGGAAGGGTTCAGACTTCCAAGTCTCAAAAATGCAATGTATTATCATGCTGACTATGTCAAACCTGGATGGGGCAAAAAACCCATAGCCAAGATTGGCCGCCATATATTTTATGGTAGTTAACTGATAATCAATGCCAATATTAACTTCAACTCGTAAAAAGCCTGAAATTCAAAAAACCATGGAAAATTCAAAAATTGACTTTGATCGCATCAAGCATCAGGTAACTGAGTTTTTTACTACGCACTTTAGTAAAATCTCAGCTGATACAATGGGATGGTTAGCCGCTATAGCATTACACGCGGCTACTATTCCTACTTTACTCGCACTACTTACTGGACTGACTGATTCTACACCTAGCGTAGATGTAATTCTTTTTCTTTGGTTAGGATTAGTGCTGTTGTTTGGTCGAGCTATTATTCTAAAAGATTTACTCAATATTTCTACTATTGGTCTAGGATTCGTTATACAAGCAAGTTTAATGGCTCTAATCCTGTTTAAGTAATCCAATAAATACTTCAAATAGGAGGCAGTAATGAGCAAACGCCTAGAACTAACAGTAGAAGATCCTGTTCAAGACTATGATGAAGAAATTGGTGAAGAAGATTATGGGTTTATCTTTGATGCCGAAGGAAATTTAAAGTTTGCGTTTATCCCAGAATTTCCGCCTGATCGACCACCAAAAAATATCGCCAAAATAATGAAGATGTTGGGTGTTATTGATTTAGCACAGTTTAACGAAGACTTAACAATTCATTAACGGTTGCTCATAAAGGTCCTTTTTGCTACACTAAGAGCATGAAAAAGGACATGACATTTTATCTTAAGTGGCTTGCAACTTTCGTAACTATTGCGGGAGCCATTTGCACTAGTATTAACATTTACCCGTTGGGCCCTGCTTTGCTTAACTTTGGCGCCCTACTGTGGCTCATTGTTGCAATTAAATGGCGTGAGTGGAGTCTTATTACAATTAATGCAACATTGTTGCTAATCTACACAGTAGGACTTGTTATTAAATTGCTATGATTTGGTTTGTTGTTATTTTGTTAATAATTTTTTGGGCTTATCTAGCCCATAACGATGACAATGATCATTGCTAAAATAGCAACACAATTTTGGTAGACCAAAAAGGTCCATTTTGCTATAATCACTGTATAGTAATTAATAAGGAGCGTAACAAATGAGAACAGCATTTCAAGGTTTGACTACCCAAGAGATTCGTGAAGTAGGCATGTATGGTTGTACCGAAGCGCAAATGCGCGAAGCGGTAGAGTCTAGCATCACTTTTCGACTGTCGGGTCCTGCTATGGTTGTTGCTGGCATGATGAGCGATGCACAAGAAATGACCAACACCGAATACGGTGAAGTTGATTTTAACCGTGCTGAAGATGCACGACAGCAATTGAACCGTGCCAAGTGGGTTTTGTTCACTTACATTATGGATCGCGACGGTAGTGCAGTCGCTCCTATGAAAGGGTAACACAATGGCTGACCAAAACCTTATTAATGAGTTGTACGAAGAACTAGTGCATCTGGATGAGATGGCAGGCGAGTACGACGAAATGACTAACCATGCCATTGACTACCAGCGTCAAAAACTGTGGAAGCAAATCCAAGAATTGGAGGCAAAGTAATGTTTGATCGTCCAGTAAATTTTGTTACCCGCACTTCTGGCGACGGATACTGGTCTATACAGATCAAAACTGTACGCATCACCCGTGTTGAATTGGCCTATGTGAATGAAGAAGGTGACTTTGGTGAACTGCGGGCTTATTTTAACATCGGCGATTGGGACATTGATAACGACGGCTTGATCTATTCGGACATGGGTTGGAAGCACTCGTTCCTTACTTGCATGGAAAATTATTTTGGATTTAGCCCGGATGCAATTCTTGATTTGAGTTACAGCGAACAAGGCATGCAGGGTGAAAATTATGTAAGCATGGATGTAGGACCGCAGTTTATTTTAGAGTGTAGTGCATTGTATCGCTTTGCGGTACACAAAGAAGCAGTAAATATCTGACTATGAAAAAGATAGTTAAAATACTGTACCAAAAGACAAGAGCACACCGTGTACTATTTGAGCGTGATAGTCCGTTCAAGGCTCGTACAGTAGAAAACAAACGAGTATTTCGTCGTCGACCCAAGCATTGTTTGCAGAATTTTAATAATTAAAATATTATGAATGATTGGATTTATTTTATAATTTATTGTTTGGTTGCATTGCATATCCGAGGAGTGGTGCATTCGCTGTACTTGCATAGAGGAATAGCTCATAAAATGTTCACCTTTTCAAAAACTATGCATCATGTATTCAGATTTTTGTTATGGACTAATAAACTTTGGTGGCCACAGTGGAATAGGCACTACGCAGCACAACATAGAAAACACCACAAATATTCTGATACACCAGATGACCCTCATAGTCCATACCATTACAGTTTTTTACAGATGTTTGATTATCATCATAATGAACCTGGTAGGCCTTATTATACAACTGATGATGATGTTAAAAATTTTGCTCCCAATGTTCCTTTGTTTGATGATTGGATTGAAAAAAACATCTATGCAAAATTTCCAAAATATGGAATCATTGTGCAATATGTTTTGATATTGTTTTTGTTTGGCCCGATTATTTGTCTGGTTAGCGTTCCTGTATTGTATTTTTTATTAATCGAAGGGTACGTAATATTTGGAAATTGGGCTGTTCACAAAATTGGCTATAGATCGAGAAGTGCAGTTAACAATGCCGACCGTTCAAAAAATTTATTTCCAATTGGATTATTTTTTACTGGCGAAGAGTTACATGCTAATCATCATGATTGGCCAGGAAGATCAAACTTTGCAATTAAATGGTATGAATTTGATTTAGGATACTGGTACGCTAGATTGTTTATTTTGCTAGGATTGATGAAGGCCACTGATCACACAACTGTAGTTTATAAAGGAGCATGACATGGAACCCAAAGACTTTAGCAATGCATTTAACAGCGCACGCCAAGAAATTCGCTATGCTCAAGGACTGAGTCGCAAGCGACAGATCATCCAGCATCAACTTGACGCCCTACATACCATGAACATGGAAATGATTGATAAAGTGGTAGAAATCAAAGAGCGTGAAGGCTTTCCGGAAGCTACTCAATTAATCAATTATGTTAGAGGCCTAAAATGAATGTAGAAAATCTAGTTGATAGTATTTTATCGGATCAAATACAAATAGCTGATTTAAACTTAGAACAAATGGAAGCTCTAGTAGATTACATGCGTAAGAATATCAGCACAATAGAAAACAATGAGTACCGTGAAGCATTGTTAATTCTAGTCGACGCTATTGAAATAGCAGCCGAAAATAGATTTGGAAACGAAGCGGCTGGCGATTGGGAAGACATTATTAAAGCAAGTATGTCTCGTGGTAATACTTATTTTGAACTTGAAAATTATGTAATGCAGTAGGTGCATTCTTCTCCTGTAACACATTGGCCCGCCTTCGGCGGGTTTCTTTTTGCTAAATACAGGTATGAAGATCACAGACATTATCCGCAGCGTATTGGACATCATTGATCATGCCGATCAGCCCGCCGAACCTGTAGTAGCAGTAGCGATTGAAGCCGAGCCCCAAGAACAAATAGCAGACATGCAGCGTCTAGCTGGTATCTTGGACTGCGACGATGGCGAGTACGCTAACGCACCCGCCGAAGTTGTTGCTCCTGTCACAGCAGCATTTCCAGCCGGCGATGATGTACACCATAGCAAAAACCCTGCAGATATTAGAACCAATGCGCCCAGTATGTTTCCTGGTTACCAAGCAAGGATGTAACCATGGCAGCTATAACTATTTCTGTACAAAGTTTATTGAACACTGCGGTTTATAATAACTACAGCGTAGATACCACTAACACA